CGGCGCAAAGGCTCCTGACCGTGTCCGCCTGTCCGACATTCACCGCCGCGGGTGGCGCTCTCCCGGCGGTTCTCCGTTGGGTGTGTTCGTCGCCTGACGCTTTACCGGGGCGGCGGTTTCCGCCGCTCCGCTTTTCGCGCCGCTGTATCTACCGCAACGGCGCAAAATTTTTCTGCTTTTTCGCATTTTCCCTATTGACTTTATACTAACGTTAGTATATAATAAGAGCATAAAGAAAGGGGGTGACAAGGTGAAGAAGAAAAAGAAAAAGCCCACGAAATCGCGGGTCGATGTTCGGACCATCGTGATAACCGCAATCGTGGACTTTCTGGTAGGGCTTGCGTTACTGATAATTGATAAGCTGACGTAAGCCGAAACCCCGTATTCTATGGGCGGGTTCACCGCCCACCCATAGAATACACTTTTTCTTCTGAACTGTCAATCATGCTTGTGAAACTTGCAATATTCCTAATCGCCGCCGCCGTTGTAAAACTCATTATTTCCGCCGTGATTTATGTTATCCGCAAAAGAAAGGGTGAATGACTATGAAATTCAAAAAGCAATCTAACGTCGCTTTCTTTTCCAAGTATACCCGTGAAGACGGAAAATTCACAATCGAAAGCGTGGACCGCCGCATAAACGGGACCTTGAAGAACGTCTTTGAAGTTACAGACGAAACCGGGAAAGTGATTGATACGCTCCCGCGCTTAAAGGACGCGAAAGCAAAATACGAAAACGCATGACAGGAAACGAAAAAAAGCCCGCCGGGGAATGACCCCCGACGGGCTTTCGTTTTTGTCCGAATCGGACGTGTTTAGTTTTCTGCGGGTTCGGTCTGGACGGCCTGTTCTTCGATGCCGACAAGCAGGCTTTCCACGGATGGGGTGTCGATGTAGCCTTTCAAATTCTCATTCGCGCCCCATGCTTTCTTCGCTTCCTCCAAAGCGGCTTCGATCATTTTTTCAATATCGCTGGACGTGAAAAGCAGTTTCAGCACCGCCGGGATTCGCTGATAAATCCAGTCCGCGACGGCGGCGTATTTCAGGGAACCCGTACCGCTTCCGAACTGCTTTTCGGCCTGCGTTACAAGGTTGAAAAGGATTTGCTTCAAAATCTTTGTTTCGCCGCGCTTGATAAGCGCAACAACCAGCGCGAGGAAAGCAACGACGACAAGCACGCTGTCCCAATTCTTCGCAAGGAATGTAAGAACGTTCATTTCTGTTTCTCCTTTCGATCTGTCAACCAATGACGGTACAGCCGGATTCAGGGACCCAGCCCAAACCGTCGATGTGTACGCCGCACTTGCGGGCCGGATAGTAATACTTCACCGTATACGTTCCGTTTACGGTCTTGCCCTGTCCGCCGCCGTTGCTGTCACGGTACAGCGGGCCGGAATACTTCACCTTTGCACCGACGCGCATTTTCGGCGCGGTCGTACCGCTCCCGACGGCCTGCACGTCCGCCGCATTGACCCAGCCGTAAACGGTAGAACCGCCGCCGGGCTGTTTGATAAGGTGGTAGGGGTGCTTTGCGCCCTTTGCAAGCGCCGTTACCTTTGCCGTTCCCGGCTTGCAGGCCGCGCCGCTTGCCGCCGCCGCGTTGGTGTAATGGGTGTTGCCCGTAAAGCGCACCACGTCGCCCACAGCGAACGCAAGCGTCGCCGGGGTGGTAGTTGTGCCGCTGGGCTTTGTCGTGCTTCCTGCGCCGTCCTGTGCGCCGCCTGCGGTGTCGTAGGTGATATACGGCAACTTCCCGTGCTTCGTCCACTTGCGCCCGTTCATGCCGGAAATAGCGCCAATGTTCAGGCACGCCGTCACCTGCACGCAGTTCTTGAAAGCGGGCGAACATTCGATGACCTTTCCGCCGCCGATGTATACGCCGATACCGCGGGATATTCTGTTTCGCGGAAAAGTCGATGTTCACCCGCTCTTGAACGATAATATCGGCAACCCACAGAATGAACAGCCGCGCCGGGTCCGCCGGGTACAGCGTGCGCCCGGCGATTTTTTCGTACCCCTGTATCAGCGCATTCACGATGGTTTCCGTGTCGGTTTCGACGTATGAAATGTCGGGGTATGTTCTACTCTTCGTTGTCAACGATATTCACCTCCAATACGGGGACCAGCAGGCCCGGCGTTTCGCCCTTTTCAAACGTGACGTTTGTTACCTCTGCCCGCGGTTCATACTCTTCTACCGCGTCCAGAACCTCCGAAATCAAGATAGATTGTGCAACCTGCATCGGCTTGTCGATGAACCGTTGCGCCAACCCAAGCCCCCTATCGAGTGGGACAGAGAATTTCGGCGTTGACACGATGATAGCGACGTTCTGCAAAACTTCCTCTTCCAGCGTTTCCGGCGCAAGGTTGAGTTTGCCGGGCGTAAAGGCTTTCACGATATATGCCATTTTCCGCCCTCCTTATCTGACTGCGTAAGACTGCATCGTAACATTCACCGACGCGACAAGCAGGTTGCCCCATCGGTCGAACCGCTTCAAGGAATTTGACAGCTTCGTAATGACCCATTTGTTCGTGCCGTAGGCTTTCGGCCCGATGACAAGTCGGTTCACTTCGCCCCGCCGCATAGCTTGAAGCAGGTTTGCAATTTCTTTGATAGGGTTTACCCCCAAGAACACGGAAAAGAACATGGTAAACGTTATCGTTTCAACGTCTGTCCCGGTGAATTCCAACAGGGGTTCCCGTAAGTGTCGGTCGTGGGTGGAATACTTCGCCGCGCTGTCCCATTTCAGACTGTCGAACGTCTTGATTTGGTCTGCGGAAACGTAGAACGTGAAGTCACCCCAATTCCCGATAAGCGCCATTGTTTATATCCCTCCAATCACGAACCCGTCGCCGTCGTCCGTCGGGATATACAGGCATAAAACATAGTCGCCCGGTGACGGCAACCACGGGGCTATTTTGACGGCGTGCGAATGGGCGGCAAAGGCGGCTTCACCGCTTCCGCCGCTTTCGCTTTCCGTCCTCTGTGCCGCTCCCTTTGCCGGAATGAACGGCGGGTTCTTGATGACCTTTAGTTCTCCCGATACAAGCGGCGATTGCCCCTTGTCCTCGAACGTGACGCGGGCGGTGCGGGTCCCGGCGTTGACCGACGAAACCCGGCCCGTCCTCACGATATTTTTCAAAACTGATAGATCAGCCATCAATACCCCTCCAATACCCGGCGTAGCGTCAAATCGGTTTTATAGCCGCTCTTTGACACGGAATGCGTCGCCGTTTCGATGATGTATTTCCCGTCGAACGCGCCGTAGCCCGATACCTGAACCGTGATGCCAGCCACAAGCCGCGCGTCCCCGGTCAGTTTGAACGATGCCTTGAATTCGCCCTTGTTCTTCTGCCGCAGGCGCTTCATTGCCAGTTGCCGGGCTTCCTCTCTGTTGGAAACCTTTTCGTTCACTTCCAGAACTTGACCGTCCTTATCCGCGTTTCGCGGGGTGTAGGTGTATTCGATGGTCTTTCCCGTCGTTGGGTCGGTATAGGAAACGTGGCACTTGCTGTATGACGCGTCGTGCAGGCTGGTTGAAAAGGACCACGAACTAACGTCCGCCGTTCCGCGCTTGATGACACGCACCGCGTCTTTCTGCTCATAAGCCGCCGCGTCGAAAAGAACGATGATTTTTGCGGTAACTTTCAGGCTGATTCCCGCGGCCTTGCAAAGCCGTTGAAGAAAGGTGATGTCCGATTCCTGTATCTGCTCTTTCCGGGTATACAGAGGGTCGAACGCGGATTCAAACATACAGGTAAGCCCGTTTTTGCCCGCGATTTCCTTTGCTATGCCGGAAAGCGTGTAGTTCTCCCATGCTTTCGTTTTCTTCTGCGTCCGCACGGTGGACTTGTAGGGAATGGACCCGGCCTTGATGGTCGCTTTTGCGGGCGGGCCGCTCCCATCCACGGTGTCGATTTCAAAAACGCCGCAGTCAAGCACCCGGTCTTTCCCGTTGGATTCCCAATTCTTTTGAACGATGACGGCGGAGATTTCCACGCCCTTTGACGCGCCGGGTGTGTTCAGCCACTTTCCCAGCCACACGCCCTCGCGGTCATCAAGCGATAGTTGCAGGTCGTCCGTTTTATCTTCTTCGTTGTCCGTGTATGTCAGCGAAAGAAGATGCTTGTTTATGTCTGCTGAAATGTCCACCCCTGCAAAGGTCAGGCGGACAACGGTTCTTCGTGCATTCATTCGGTAGTCCCTCGCTTCCACGGCGGCAGGTCAGAGGAAACCCGCGTTCCCGGCTCCGGGACTGTCAGCGTGATTCCAGCGGGAAAAACGAAAGTGCGGCGGTACTGCGGGTTCAGCTTCATAAGCCGGTCCGTGTAGGCTTCGTCGCCCAATGTCTTATAGGCGATGCCGTCCCACATATCCCCGGCTATGGTGGTGTATTTAGTCATAGTTCCGCCGCCTTTCGTCGTCCTGTCTTTGCCGCTCCCGCTCGTCGATTTCGTCCAACAACTCTTCGTCGTGGCGGCGTAGCATTTCTTCAATGTCCTGTGCCTGCGCGTCGTTGCCGACGTGGAACACGGGTGCGCTGTGAATGACGACGGACGTTCTGCCGCCGCCTGCGTTCAGGGTCGGTGCGGCAACGCTGGGCGCTCCCGCGTAGGCCAGTTGATACGGCGCGGCCCCTGCGGTGCGAATAGCGTTTACCGTGTCCGTAAGATTGCGGAAGATGCTTCCCGTCTGCGCCGCGGTGAATACGCTTCGGTTCTTTGCGTTGGTGATAAGTTCCGCGCCCTGCTCACCAGCTATGAACGTGTCCGGCGTGCTGTCTGTACCTGTTGCAAACCGCGGTATCAACGGAATGTTGATGCCCTTTCCGCCGATGCCGGGGACCCAATCAGGGATTTTCAGCTTGTTCAAGCCGGAAATCACGCCGTTTACAAGGCTGATAATGCCGTTCAGTACGCCGCTTGCAATGCTCTTTAGAGAATTCCAAACGCCGCTGAATATGCTTTTCACGCCCTCCCAAACACGGGTCCAATCTCCCGTGAAGATGCCCGCGAAAACGTCTACAAGGCCCTTTATCGCGGTCAGCGCACCAGATACAACGCCCTTGATGGTTTCAAGTGCAACGCCGATGATGCTTTGTATCGTCGGCATAAGGAATTGAATAACTGCCATGATTGCCGTTGCAATGGTGGAAACTACTTCCGCAAGTCCTTGCAGGATAGAAGCGATAGTCGGTGCCCACTCTGCGAACGCCTGCGCGATCTGCGGAAGCACGGTCCCGACGATGAAAGAAAAGATTTGCTCCACAATCGGGCGAACATAGGTGTTCACAAACTCGATGAACCCGGAAAGGATATTCCAGACGGTTTGTAAAATCGTAATGGCCCCGTCGATAACGCCCGTTGCTTCCTCTCCGAACAGGTTTATCAGGAATTGCCGTGCGCCGCCCAAATTGCCGTCCGTGAAGACGTTGCGTATCGTATTGCCGATGTTGGTTATTGCCGCAACTACCTTGTCGAAAATGACAAGTCCAGCGTCACCGAACACCCGGCCTACGACTTCGCGCACCTTGTCCAAATTGTCCCGTAGGATTTGGACCGCGGCAACGATCAGCGAAATAACGCCCACCACGGGAAGCACCTTGCCAAGAATGCCGCTGAACGGCCCCAAGATAGCGCCGCCCAGCTTTTGAAGCGGGGCAATCAGGGTTCCTATTTTCCCGAAACCCTTTCCGATAATGGAACCGATTTTACCCAGCGGACCCGCCGCAACAGCGGTCCCGGCCTTGCCTAATATGTTGGTGATGGTCCCGGCAACGCCTGTGAATGCCCGCGCCGCAACGCCGCCCACTCCCGAAAACAGCTTCGAGAATACGCCGCCCGCCGCGCCGCCGATTTTGGAGAATGCGCCGCCGATTTTTGTTCCGCTGAACATTTGCCCGAACGCGCGGCCTACGCCGCCCGCCGCGGACCCAATGCCGCCGAAATACCCGGTCACGCTCTTTGCAACGCCCTTGACCTTTCCTGCGAACCCGACGGCTTCCACGCCCGCAAGCGCTGTCTTTCCCTTGAAAAGCGCCATGACCTTTTGAATAGTCAGCACGCCGCCTTTCAGTTCAAGGAAGCCCAGCTTTGCGGTCAGGGCCGCGGCCTTGAATGCCAACAGCCCCGCCGTCACCTTTACGATGGTCCGCACAAGTTCCGGGTTTGCGTTGACAAATTCCGTCAGTTTGGAAATCAGTTCAGCGGCTTTCTCCGCCCCCTGTGTGAATGTCGGTAACAGCGCGTCGCCCAGCGCGATTTGCAGGTCCTCGAATGCGGATTTCAGCAGGGTAACTTTACCCTCGAAATTGTCCAGCTTGATTTGCGCCATGCGCTCCGCCGCGCCTGCGGCGTTGTTGACCGAATCGGACAGTTTCTTGAAATCAGCGTCGCTTGCGTTTACGATAGCAAGCATACCTGCGAAAGACTCTTTGCCGAAAATGGCGGTAGCCGCCGCCACCTGTTCGGATTCGGAAAGCCCGCCCAAACTGGACCGCAGATTGTCGATGACCTCGCGGAACGTCTTCATGCTTCCGTCCGCATTCGTCAGGCTGATTCCGTACTTGTCCATGTAGGCTTGCATTTGCTTTGTTGGCTTTGCCATGTTAGCAAGGGCCGTCTTTAGGCTTGTGCCTGCGACTTCTGCCTTGATGGACGCATTCGCCATCAGGCCGATTCCAAGTGACATATCTTCCACAGAGTAGCCCAACGCGCCCGCCACGGGCGCTACTTTCTGGAACGTCGCGCCCATCATGGAAACGTTTGTGTTCGCATTGGAAGATGCCTGCGCGAGTACGTCCGCAAAGCGCCCGGACTGGTCTGCTGTCATGTTGAACGCTGTCAGTGCGTCCGTTACAATGTCGGAAACCTGCCCCAAGTCTTCGCCGGACGCGGCGGCAAGGGTCATAATGCCGGGCAAGCCGCCCAACATTTGGTCGGTCTTCCAACCCGCCATAGCCATATATTCAAGGGCTTTTCCGGCTTCAACTGCGGTGAACTGCGTTGTCGCGCCCATGTGCTTCGCTTCCTCTGAAAGCCGCTTCATGTCGTCCGCCGATGCGTTGGAAATAGCCTTGACGGTTGACATTTGGGCTTCAAATTCAGCAGCCTTTTTCACGGGTCCGGCATAGATAGCGCCGCCCAGCGCGGCAAGGGTCCCAAGCGTTCCCGCAAGTTGGGCCTTCGTTTGGGAGATTGCCGCGTTGTTCTGTTCAAGGGCGGCGCTTACCTTTGCCAATTCCTCTTGACTTTTCTTTACCTTGTCATATAGGGGTATATATCTACCTCCCGATAATGCTTTCCGCAGTAGATTTTCTTTTCTCTCATAAAACTTCGCACTTGCTTCACTCCTTTTGCGGGTAGAGGAAGCGGGCGGGGCTTTACTTCCGGCGTGTGTAGTTGTCTATGCAGGTAGGAAGAACACCGGATAGGGCGTGTCTTTCTTCCCGGTCCTGTTGTCATGCGTGACAAGGCTAATCGCAGGAACGTTAATACCCATTACAAGCCCGCCACGCCGCGCAAAAACGGCGTTGTTTGTTGACTTTTTCCGCCGTTTTTGATATACTAACGGTAGGTTGATAGCTGATATATTTTCATCGGCGGAACCCGCTTCGCGTCTGCTCTCCCAAGCAAACGCGGGGCGGTTTTTCTTTATCCAGTTTTCACGACGGCGGGGGTTCAGACCTCCGCCGCTTTGTCTTTGTCTTCCTGCGCGATCTGCGCCGCGTCCTGCTTCGACGTGAACAGAGAAGCCACAGCCGCGCCCAGCGCTTCGCCCCAAACTTCCACGGGGTATTCATTCAGGGCATTCAAAATTCTGTCGCTTGCGATAAGAACAAGCTGTGCGCGGTCCTCTTCGGCGACTTCAACGTTTTTCTCTTCGTCGTCCTCTCCGGGGACAGATACCAAGATTTCGGATTTCAGATAGCAAAGCGGGCGAACGCCGCCGTAGCCGTTGTAAGCGCCGTTCCAGTTCAGCGCGCCAGAGGAATTGACGATGCGGACGTAGTAAGAGTAGGACGCTTCACAGGTCCACGGGGTCAGGTTCCAGCACCACGCGTCCACGCGCGGGATAATGCCGCGGAACATTCGGTACAGCTTGTCCGACAGCAAAGCGATTTTGTCGGTGGCGGTCCCGTAGTCGGTCATGCCGTCATCGGCGGTCAGGTCGCTTTCCCAATCGAGGAACGCCGCCCGGTCCGCTCCCTCTGCAACCAGCGCGTCGAGGAACGCGCCGTTCAGTTCGCGGCGCAGGGAAGAAGAACGCCAATCGTTCTTGTTGTCTTCGTCGAAAGCGCGTTCAAAGACGGGTTCGGCGGAAATCGCAACGGTTCCGTCGCCTGCGTACAGCTTGACCCACTCAATACCGCCGTACAGGAAGCGCCCGCCCGTTTCGATCTGCGAAATTTTCTTCATGGTTTAGTCCTCCTCATATTCCGGCTTGAAGCCGTTCTTAATGTCCGTGATAAGGTCCCGGACCGTCCGGGAAAGGCAGTAATAGAATACCGGGAGGAAGAGGGCGAAAACCTCTCCACCGACGGCGAAATAGCCCCGGTAGGCCAGCGCACGGGCCGCGCCCTCACGAAACAGCATAATTCCGGCAATCGTCAGGGCCGCATACTTCACGATAGCCCACACGGGGACCGGGCGGCGCTGGGCGATTTTCCGGGACTTCCGCCGGGCGGTCATTTGCCCGGCTTCAACGGTGATTGTGATAATCTCTTGTGTCATTTCGGTTCCTCCACTTCGATTCGCTCCGCCGCCGCGATCATAACGGCACGTCCGTTCTTGTCCAGCAGTTCACCTTGTACCAGCAACCCGGTTTTGTCCGGGGTCTTGCGGTAAATCACCGCTGTTACTCGCTGGTAGGTGATGCCGTTGTACCGTACCGGGCGTTCGTCCATGAAAGCCCGCTTCAAATCAGCCGTTGTCACGGGACACACCGCCTTTCCGGGAAATCTCGTATTCGGCCCCGAAACGACGGCGCTTGCACCGCCAACAGGTGATTTTCATATTCACGCCGCCGCGGACACGCTCAATATCGTGTTTCCCGGCTTTCTTGATTTCGAGGAAGCAGGGCAAGCAGAATTGACGTTTCATGCTGTCACCGCCTTTATGACCCGCAAATAGAACGCTTCCGGTGTTTCATCGGGCGGAACCGTCAGGCTGATTTTGTGGAACTGCTTTCGGCACTTCGTACACTCCCTGCGTTCAATCGCGCCAACCGTCCAAATGTTCACGCTTCCGCCGCTTCCAAAATGGTTGTTCATTTCGCCGCAGAACGGGCAAATCTCCAACAACCCATTATGTACGATCTGTCCGGTGCTGTCGTAAATAACGCCGTTCGTCGCTTCTTTTGCGATGCATTTTCCGTTTCCTACCACGTTTTCAACCTCCTTGTTTCCAAATCGCTTCAACCTGCTTCCGGCAGTATTCCGGGCCGTTCAAGTTGACCCAATCACTGATAATGGCGCGGTCTTCATCTTCACGGTGTTTGTCGATAGCCTTGAAGTTTTCTTGCAGGGTGTCCGGGTCAAAGTATTTCACGCTGGAACCCGTACCGTGGGACAGAACCACGCGAACAACAATGCAAGCCGTGTCCGCGCAAATCTCGATACGCAGGTTTCCAAACTCCATAAAGTACACGCCGACGAATGACGTACTTTTCGTCAGGCCGCGGGCGGTCCCGAACTCCTGCATTGCGAGGGTGCGGGCCGTCTTCGCCGTCAACTTGACCCCGCCGGGGTGCTGTTCCTTTCAGCTCATACCTCCGCCGCCTTTCCGCTCTCCTGCGACAGCCACCAAAGCGGATTGTTCCGCTTGTCCTCATACGGGCAAGGGCTACCATCGTCACAACTGACTTTCCCGCACCCGGCGCAATAATTCCGCTGGAATGCTTCGTCCCACGGCGCTTCAATGACGGGCAGGCCCCGCAAGAAAGCGCCCAGCGTTTCCGGGTTCTTCGTAATTTCTTCAAAATTGTTCACCGCGAAACCTCCTTTACGAATTGACCGCGGATTTGCCGCGGCGTTTGAAGTTTTCTTGTACGCGCTGTTGTGCAAGAACGGGGTTGTATGCTTTCCGCAGGTTGCGGTCAAGCCCGCCCGTTTCGCCGCGCTTCAACTCCCGGTAGACGGTAGCCGTTGTCACGCCCAGCCCGTCGGCAATGTCCGCCACCCGGTCGCCGTTCAGGTATCGCGTGGAAATCTCCTTGCGGTCCTGAAAGTCTATATATCTGTACTGCCGCACCATTTCACCCCGTTTCTTTTCACCGTTGCGGCTTATTCTTCGCCTTTTGCTTTTTCGACACGCGCTTTCAGCGACACATACCAGCAATAGGCGCTTGCGACGTGCGTAATAATCCGCACCAAATCCGGCTTTGTTGCCGATTTTGTCAGCTTTTCGGCAATTCTGTCCGCCGCCATGCTGTCGAAAAATGCGCCGTCAATCAGCGAAAGAACCGCCGCCGTTTGGAAACTGTCTGAAATCGGCGTGTAGTAACCGTCCAGCCTTTCCCACATTTCCGCAAAGAAAACAAGTTCGTTTGGTAGTTCTTCATCGTCGCCATAGTCGGCGTATTCGTCAGGATAGCAATATTCGCTTATGAAGTTCCTGATTGCTTCCATCGTCATTTCGCCGCGCCCGCCGTCGATGTCCTCCCACGAAAGCGCTTCCGGTCTAAAAATACAGCCCATTCCTTACCACCTTTCCGGGAGGGGCGGCAGGCTTTCGCCGCCCCTCCGCTTTTTTATTCGTAGACAGGATAGAGGGAAGCATTTTTCATCAACCAGCACCGCCCGGCGCAGTCAAACCGAATGAAATTCCAGTCGGTCGCGTCGTAGTACGTGGTCCCGATGATGCGGACCCGGCTAACCTCGAACCCGAATTCTTCGCAAACTGCAACGCGGGCTTCCGCTTCCGTGATTTCCTGCGAACAGTTATTGACCGCCCATTTCTGGTGAACCGGCGTGTCTTTTCCCGTTCCGATCTGATATGCGATGATTGCTTCCGGCTTTCTCAGACACCATGCGTAATACGCATAGTCCATCAGCGCACCCGCAGTCAGCCGCCCGGCCTTGATGTGTTCCGAAATGACCCGGTAAACCTCCTGCAAGGTGTCCAGCTTGCGGCCCCTGCATTCTGCTTCCGCCGTGAACTCTTCCAGCGTCAGGGCGATTCCGTGGTTCGCTTTCCATTTGCGATCATACCCGGCTTTCAAGTCGGCTTCCGTTGCGAACATATAGCCGCGGTCAAGGACGAACTTTTCAAAGTCGGTCAGCTTCGACGCGTCGGCGTTCGCTCTGATTCTCTCCGCCAACAAATCGCCGTAGCCCGGCCCCGCCTTTTTGTCCGTTTCGGTGGCCCGCTCGTTTTCGTCGTAAATCCGACTTTCGGAATGCTTGTCGCTCCAAAACTCGACGCGGCCTTTGTCGTTCACCTCGTAGAACGTGCCGTTCTCTTCGGTGGAATAGGTCTTGTGAATCACGTCGTTTTCCATCGTGGATTTCTCAATGTAGTGAACCCCGCCGATGATTTCGGCTTTCGCGGCTTCGTACTCTTCAAAAGAAACGTGCTTCATTTTCGCGTCCTCCTTGTGCTTTTGGGCTTTTTATGGTAAAAAAAATAAATGCGATAGAACGCGTACCCGTCATTCGACGTGGTATTTGTTCTTTCGCATTTAATATTACAAGCCGCCTTCTATGAAAATTCTCGTATTTTATGTTGACAAACAGTACTTCAATATGGTAATATTATTCTTGCGTTTGAGAGTTAGACGTGAACTCATTATCCGGAGAGATGGCCGAGCGGTTGAAGGCACCGGTCTTGAAAACCGGCGATGTGAAAGCATCCGTGGGTTCGAATCCCACTCTCTCCGCCAACTGAATTTTTCCATCGACCTGCGGAAGTACCCAAGAGGCCGAAGGGGCTCCCCTGCTAAGGGAGTAGGGCGTGTAAAAAGCGCCGCGGAGGTTCAAATCCTCTCTTCCGCGCCAAGTAAAAACCTTGAAGCCATAACGGTTTCAAGGTTTTTCTTGTTTTTGGTAAAAACGTTTTTGCTTCGGTTTGGAATAGTTCCTTCCGTGGGCTACATTGTGGGCGACATAGTAGTTTACTTCACCGATTTTGTTCTACAGTTGACGCTATTGTTTATAATTTTATCCTGGGCAGAAGATAGCAGCTCGTCCCACGAAATAGACTCTGTAGAATATCGGTAATGGTTACTGCATGTCCAAAACACTTTAGCCTTTGGTTGACCTCTTGCATAAAACGCTTTTGATTTTCCGGCGAGAGGCGGCTAAAGTCCTTTTGGAGTTCCAATCCTGATTTAGAAAGTTTTGCCATAAATTTCTCATATTGTCCTTGATCTGCAGTCATGTGACACCTCCGTATTTCTTTAGTGTGTTCTGCGCTCCCATAAAATCATAGCACGCCTTCTATGGCTGGAAAGGCAGTATCGAATTTACAAACAAGTTCTGAACGAAAAGGAAAAGACAGCATTTCTTCTCGACGATTTCCATTTTTCTGTTACACTACGGTTATCAAAACTTACGGAGAAAGACTATGACGAAAATCTTATTTATCTGCTTGGGCAATATCTGCCGCAGCCCGATGGCGGAATTTGTGATGAAGGACCTGGTCGAAAAGGCAGGACTTGCCGACGAATTTCAGATCGACTCCGCGGCGACGTGCCGTGATGAGATCGGCAATCCCGTCTATCCGCCCGCGCGGCGCAAGCTCGCCGAGCACGGCATTTCCTGCGAGGGACACGCTGCGCGCCAGCTCACGGCGCAGGACTACGAGGAGTATGATCTGCTCATCGGCATGGAGGGCGCGAACCTCAAAAACATGCAGCGCATCTGCGGCGGTGATCCGGCGGGGAAGATGCACCGGCTGCTCGACTACACCGACCGCCCGGGCGACGTCGCCGACCCGTGGTATACAGGCGATTTTGAAGCGACATGGCGGGATGTCTCAGAGGGCTGCAAGTGCCTTTTGGCAGAGATCGAAAAAAGCGGGATTTGACGGGATTTGATGGCATTTCAAGACGGGAGGCAGACGATGAGCGAGATCAAGATTCATATTTTCCACATCGGCAAGGTGTGCGTCGCGCCGAAGCTGCC